ACCGGCAGACTTTCGTTTGGCAGCTGCGTTTTTAAGGACCAACCCCGGCTCAAGGGGCGGCTCCATGTAGGGATCAATTTCGTCGTACGAGTACATGACTAGGCCTCATTACCGAGTGTCGGAATGTTGCTGTATGGGTTTTGAGGTCCAGCTGCTGGCATAACACCACCACCCATCTGTTTTTCGCGCTGGCGCCTGCGTATTTCATTGAGCGCAAAAGCCTGCGTAGCATTCATTTTTCGAGCTTGTTCGTCAACGCCGCCTTGCTGCTGTCCAGCCATGTAGCCTTGGCCCAGTTGGTTGATGTACTGGCCAATGCCTGGTGCAACGTAATGCTTGCCAATCATTTGGCCTTCAGGCGTGTTCATGCCGGTTTTGCGCAGAGCATCCACCATGGCTTGCTTTTTTCTAAGCTCAGCCTCTTCAGGACGCATCTGGCCCATTTGGACCAAGTATTCAAACATCAGATCGTCATTCATTTTTTACTCCTTACATTCCAAAAAGGCCTTTGGCCATCATTGGGTTCCCAAGTGCCGCGCCGCCCAAACTAAACAAACCGCCCATGGTGCTTGCATTGGCCGCTTGGTTGGCGTTGTAGGCGCCTAATTGCGCGTCGTAACCCATCTGGGTAGCGTTAAGAATTTGAGGCGTCTCAGCGCGTCCTGCAGCGTTAAAGGTAGGCATCTGAGGCATGCCCACTTGCTGGCCACTTAAGAGCGCGTTCATTTCGTTTAAAGACATGCCTCGGCGCTGCGCTTCTTCTGCAATTGCTTGCTGGCGCACTTGGTTCTGAGTGTTAACAAACTGATTGTTTAGGCCGTACTGCTGCTGCATTGCTTGGTTTTGCGCACCCATTCGTGACATGTCAAGCGCGGACGCCTGCCCCAGTGCCTGGTTGGCAAACTGCTGGGCGCCAAGGTTTTGGTTGTATCCCTGCTGCCCTGCTTGGTTGGCAAACTGACCGCCGGAGAGGTCCTCATTAAAGGCTTGCTGCCTGCCGCCCATTTGCATGTTGTACAAACGCTGGGCCTCGGCGCCAGACGCATCTAATGCGTTGTAACGCTCGGCTGCCTGGCGTTGGCTTAAGTTGTTAAGCTCGCGGTCATACCCTTCAGTGCCCGCCCTAAAGCCCATGTTGGACAGCTGTGCCTCTGTCTGTCTTTTCTGGTAGTCATGCACCGGCTGCATCTTTTGCATGAGCTGATTGGCCACCGTGTCACGGTAGCTCGAATCAAACTGTGGCAGCGCAGGGTTGTCTGATGTGTTTAAAGTTGACTGTGGGCCGCTAAAATTAAACGCAGTCCCGATTTTGGGCGCGTAGTCAGTCATCGTTGTGTTGAGTGTGCCTGGCTGATTAAGGGTTGCCATCTTTGGCAAATTTGCATAGTCAAAAGGTTGCGTGTATTCGTCGGTCACACGGTCCATGAAACCCGTGGCCAACTTGCTTCGATCGTTTTGCAGGCCAACTTGGCTATTGAGCGCCGACGATAAGCCAGGCGCAAGCGTATTGTTTTGCGTCCAAGAGGTGACGGCCTGACCAGTTGCTGGGTCAGTGGATGCTGCCGTGTTCCAACTCTGCGTGCCAAACGGTGTGTTGATCGTTGGACGGTTTGCAAAATTTTGGGCGGTCGTTGCCTTCTCGCTGGCTTGCGCCTGCGCAGTGGCCGCGCCCAAGTAATCAGGTGCTGGTGGTGCTGAGCCTTTGCTTCCCATGTTCCTTCTCCCTAATCCATCGACACTCGTCGAATTTCATTTCAAACATTATTGAGTCAACTGTTTGGACAATCTCTCGATAACCTAACTTTTTAACCAGGCTCAAAGCCTCATCATTGCTTTTATAGATCAAGCAATAAACCGCATCCATGCCGCATTGAATAAATGGATACTCAAACGCGGCCCTCCACAACCCTCTAGTCAATCCATGCGCGCCATCAAACGCAACATGCATAAAACAACTCTGCAGCGCCCAGGCGTTAAACCCTACCGCGCTTGCAATGCTGCCATCAGGCCTCATTGCCGCCATCACCCTCAAATCACTTGACCATGGCAGCTTATTGCGCTTGTGCATCCACTCCCATATCACCGGCCTTTCGCCTGGCTTGTCAGTAGTGAGTTGCATGTTTTAAACTGCCTCATAGTCAAACCAATAATCGTCTGGCTTACCCCCGCCCCCGCCGCTACTTGTACCGCCTTTTTGTTGAAGCATCCAAGACTCATACGCTTTTAACTCTTCAGGAGACAACAACTCTGGGTAGTCAAATCTTTGTGTGGTTGAGTTTTTGTCATCAAGAGTCAATCCATTGCCAGTCACTTCAAGCGTTACGTTTGGCACTTTTGGTGTTGTAAGGGCAGCAAGTTGATCCGCAGTTAATGACGATCCAAGCGCGCTTAAGGCGCTCCCGCTCAAGCCTGCTGCTGAGTTGTCAATAGACCCGCCAGACCCGTTAACTGCAGCAACAATTGTGTCGCGCAATGTGGTGCCGCCCGTCCCTGCAACGCCCGTGCCTCCAACTACAGTATCGTTGCCAATACCTCCAACAACTGTGCTAGTCCCAGTACCGCCGGCACCCGTACCAATAACGCCAGTCCCTGTTAATCCAGTACCTGTGCCCCCTGTGCCCCCAACAACGGTGTCATTTCCTGTGCCACCGACAACCGTGCTTGTTCCACCAACAATTGTGTCATTTCCTGTGCCACCAACAATTGTGTCATTTCCTGTGCCACCAACAATTGTGTCATTTCCTGTGCCACCAATAACCGTGCTTGTCCCGCCGTCAACTGTGTCGTTTCCTGTCCCACCAATTACAGTGTCACGAACATCTAATTTCGTAGGCACATAAGGCAGTACTGCAGGCAGCGTAATTGGAATCTGAGTCTCTCCCCCAGGCAAAATAACATCAGGCTTTACATACGGTCCCATTCTCAAAATCTCAGGATGAAAGATTTGATCTTTATAGTCGCGTGTTTTTAAAGCTTTACCGTTAGCGCGATTGGCCAGCAAATTTACGCCAGGGTTGCCTGGGCCTGCTTTAGTTGCATCGCGCAGCGCTTTAATCAAAGTGTCTGGCTTTAATGCGCCAAGCGTTTGAGTAGGCGTCACGTTTTGATCAAAACCTTTAAATGCTTTGGCAAAGTCAGAACTAGCAATAAGTTGCAGCGTTGAGTCTGGCAATTCATAATTACTTGTAGCCATTACATTACCCCGCCCAATTCAGTCATCACGTTGCAGGCCGTAAATAAAGTTAAAGGTAGGCCGCGCACTTTCATGCGCAGCGAACCGTAGTATCCAAGGCCAGTTGTTCCAGCCCAAGCTTGATAAGTATTGTTGCCAACCCATGTCGATGAGTTCCAAAGGCTTACATCCCAAATTGCGCCACTGTCAGCATTGAAAAAAGGCGAGCCGCCAACCGAATTTAATTGGAACTGAGTGTTGATCTGCAGCTTGATTGAAGGCGCTGCCAAGGCAATAAACGATGGCCGTACCATGCCAAACTTTTTGAGTTGCGCTGGTGTGTTAAACGCTTGAAAAGATGTCTGCACATCTCCCTCAATGTAGTTACCGCCGACCCCGTTAATGTCTGCGCCGTCCTTGTCGCCATAAAGGCCAAGGCAGACAAAACCGTCAGACGTTCCAAAGTAAAGCGTGCCGCCAATGACGCCTGCGCAGCGCATAGGCATGCCGATAAACTCGCACCAGGCGCCCGTGATCACGTTCATTGCAAACTGTCTGTAAGTGCCGCCGTCGTTTGGCAGTTTGACCACAAGCACGTCAGAGCTTGGCACAACAAAAACATTAAAGAACTTTTCGTTGCGCAGTTTGCGCACCAAAGGCGCAAACACAGCTTGGATTTTTGACGCAGGGCCAATTTGCTGATCCTGGGTGTATTGCCCGCTCATAAGCTTAGACATGGGAACGAGGCCAAGCTCAGAGACAATCATCACATCACCGCCGAAAGGCGTAAAGTAAGAACCCCACTTTGGAACTGGCCCGACGTACCAGACGCCCTTCAGACTAAAAGTGGTGGGACTTGTTGGGTCAGTGCCTTGCCAGACCGCGACGTCCCCCTCAGTGCCAACAACAACTAAAAAGTCATCAATTGAAAAGCCTGCGTCCATGGTCCAGTTAATCAACGCAGATACGCTGCCGCCATTGCGCAGCGTGGAGCCCATTGCAAACGAGGTGCAAGCGCCGGTGATGACGTCTACGCTATTAAGGTAGTAGACGTTTTGGCTGCCGTTAACCGTGAACCAAACACGCTGCTTCCACACGGCCACGGTGCGCACAGCTAGGGGAAGTCCAATGGTTGTCGCCGTACGGTCAACCCAGCCAGTGCTTGTGGAATAAGTCCAATAACCCGCGCCAGGCGATACAGCCAAAAGAAAATTGTCAGCTGGCGTTGAGAACTGAGTCACCGACCAGTCATTGTTTGTGCTGCCAGTCGCGCTTTGTGAAAGCACCATCGTGCCGGTAGTTACGTCATAGATGTTGCCATTGGCAGCCATAAACACTCTGTCGTTGGCCGTTGCTGGCGCCTTATAGCCAAACACAGACTCAGCAGTCGTCACGCCACCAAGTGGGTTGGCTTTGACCTTCCAGCCGCGCCTTAACTCGACACCTTGCTGCTTGGGTATGAAGTTGGTCAACGCCAGCGCATCAATGGGCGACATTGCCGCAATGGAGTCGCGAAAATTAAGGCCGCCCACAGGCGCAGGAATGACTTGCAGCTGCGCAGTTTGAGCGGCGGCTGCCCTTCTAGGGGTTTTGAAGGGGGCAAGTGCGACCAGTGGCATGGTCAGCTCCCGTAACCAGTGTCAGGCGTGTTTACAAGCGGTTGAATGTATGGAAAGCGGAAGTCGCGTGCCATACTTAAAACAGGCGCGCCTTTTTCGCTACCGCGTCGGTTGTCAAATGTGATCTGGAAATCACGCATGGCCGCAGCTGAGTCAAGGCCCTTCATTTCAAGCCACTTGACGCGGGTGTACAGCGTGATCATTGTGGCATCAAGCAAGCACTTGTCACCGTTCTTTGTAATACGGTTCTTAAACAACGCGGGGTCGTCCTGGTCCTGCACCCATGCCTGCGACATGTAAAACACGTTCATGGTTTGTGGTGAGTTGGGGGGCGCCAAAACATAGATCAAGTTGTCGCGCACTTGCCAATAAAAAGACAGGGTTGGCAGTGTCGTGCGAATCAGCAGCTGCTGCCACATCTGAGCGCTTACAGGGCCAAGCGAGGGAAACTGCGTTGTCGCGTTCCAATTGGTCTGGTCAATCCAATCAAAGAAGTCCTCGGGCAAGGCAAAGCCTTTTTCTTTTTGGCCGTTAAAAGATGCAGTGATTGGAATCTGATAATTCTTGATGAGCTCCTGCCAGTCGTACATGGTGAGAAGCTCAATCCCGGCCATGTTGGCGGCCTGCACAAACTGCTGCACAGTTGGATCAGGATCACCAGCAGGGTCGGTTGGAACGGGGAAGGCCACCATCGACGCCACGTTCTGAACAATGGCCGATAACGTCGATTCGTTGACTATTTGAAAGGCCATTCCCCGTGCTCCCTTACGCGGTCGTTTCTGCTACGGGCGCAGCGACGTTGCGCTTGCTAGCCTTGGTGTTTGCCTGCAAGGCCTCGACCATGGTCTTCAAGTTCTCGATCTGTTCATCGCGCTTAGCCAATTCCACATTCATGGCTTCGATGGGAGCGTTGTTTTTTGCAACTTCCATAAAAGCCTTGGCGCGTTGCTTGTCCTGGTTAAAACCCATAAACTTTGCGCCCAGGTTGTCGTTCGCTTCTGCAAGTTGCTCAACCGTGACAATCTTGAAGTATTTGTACTCTTCAACTTTAGATGGCGACATTGTTGGCAATGAAGAGAGCGGCGTGCCAGTTACTGCTTCGGCTTGTCCTGCTTTCCACTTTGCGTAACGGTCTGCAAAGCGATACGCATCTTGCTCAGTAACTGGTCTTTCAATGACCGAGCCTTTGTCACCAGGTACGTAAATGCGGACATAATCGACCTCTTCATAAATTGCGCGCCCTTCTTCCCGACTCTTGCCAGGTTGTAGACGCGGTCGGCGAGAAAACTCAACATAGAGTTTGCTATCGCCAGCAAACCGACTCTCGTCGGGACGCTCAAAAATATTCGGTTCTTCAAAATCGGTAGGTGTCGTGGGTTGCATTTTGTTACCTTTGTTTAGACGTTCGTTTCAAATTTCAATTCAGTGCCAGGTGCGCCGCCAATGCGTGAGCCACCAATTGAGACACCGTCATTACCAGTTAAGCCAATGCCCTCGCACGCTGCGCCTGTATCCTGCGTTGCGTTGGTATCAAGAATTGCTGGAGCTGCTGCCGATACCGCTGCGCCATATGTTGCTGCCATGATGTTTCTCCTAAGAAAATTTAAAAACCCAAGGGACGTGGGTCACACAATCCCAAGGGAAAGAGGGACCCACGACAATCCACTCTTTTTTAGTTCTGGATACGGCCCTGGAACTGAGCACCAGAGCTTGTCAAGTTGCCAGCCCATGCCAAGATTTGCACTTCTGCGTCTTGGTTAATGGCATAGCGACGGTTGGGGCTGAGTGGAACCATGTTCCGCTGAGCATGTGGACGCCACTTGATGTACTTGGTGTTCAGCATGAAACCAGTGCTGGCTGGGCAATAGCCGCCAATACCGCCATCCAAACAAATATCAGCATCCATGAACTTCAACGTGGGAAAGCCCAAGTTGCCAGTCTCAGGCGACATGAATCGCTGCTGAGCTTGCAAGGAACCCATGTAGTAAGTCCAATAAGTGTTGTCAAGCACAATCAAATCAGGACGATCAGCACCGCGAATCAGTGAAGACCACAAGCTGTTTAAACCGGCCTGAATGGTTGTTGCGCTAGGTGTCACCGATTGTGCTGAGAAGTCATACAACTTTGAGCACCAAAAGGTCCATGTAGCGCGGTTGATGCCGCCGTATGTGCCAGTCGTTGGATCAGAAGGCACGGCAGCGTTTAGGCCGGTGACTTCTTTGCCAGACGAGCCAGTGCCGTCGCTGTAGATCGATTGAGCCAACTGGTTCATCATCGTGCTTTCAGCGACGTTTAAACGTGCTTCTAGCAAGTCAATGAATTGCTCCTTACCGCTGTTTTGCAACATCTCCAGGCCGCTCATAACGACGGGCACTGCGTACTGTTTAATGTTGAATTCAGCAGCAGAGATCACGTCTTGTGCAGCCACAGGCAGCAAGTCATAACCTGAGTAAAAACCGCCGTTTGCGTTTTCAGCAAATGAGAGTTCTTCAAAGATTACGTTACCGCCAGAGATTGTTTTGACGTTGCCGCGCTGGTTAAGCTTGGCCAATAGCGCGTTATTTTTTAACACGTTGTCCGCGACTTGACGCGAACGGTTTTGGATCGTCGTTGCGACGATGTCCGATACATTAGGAAAAGACATAAAAATGCTCCTTCATCTGAAGTTCAAAAAAGGCTTGCGCCCACTTGGGTTTCAGATGCGCCTCAAGACCTTCTCAGTCCGTCGGTTGTTCAGGTGGGGCGCTGGGCGCCTCCTGGAGCGTTTGCGGTGGCTGGAGTGCATTGGCACACCAAAGGCAAATTACTTCGCCTTATGGTGTGAATAATACATCATCGTGATGACATCGCAATTGCAGCTTCAATTGCATTGCGCACATTGGTGGCCTCTTGCTTGGGTCCACCCATTGGAGGAGCACCTGAGACTTGCACG